GCTAACACATCGAGCGCACCCGGAAGAAATCGCAGCCTCGGTGCGGTCAAGCGCAGCGCGCATCGCCGTCTCCCTGGTTCCGCCATTCCACGCCTTGCGGACCTTGCGCTCACTCATCTGCGAAAATCTGCGCCATCTGCGGTCAACCCTTCGCTTCAATCCCGCCGCCAGCCTACTTGATGAAGTGCAAGGCACGAGCGACGCGCTCGGTCTGCCTGCAAAATACCACCCGCTGGGCAGGCGACATTTCGTCTACTTTGCCGTCCCGGTTCGAAACGATCATGTTCAGTGCCTCGGTGAAGTCCATATCGTCGGCGTGGACATTTGCGTCCACCCACGCGCTCACGGCGCCCTGGTCAAATGTAAACCCGCATGGCTTCTCGGCGGCGAGCAGCGCCCCGAGCTTTTCAGCCAGTTGGAAGGTCTCGATCTGGTCGGCGGACGCAATTTGAGGGCACCCCATCAGTGCGGCGGTGATGGCCAAATACCCGAGGCGTCGGAGGCTGCTCATTTCGGCGGTCCCTCTCGATGATGTTTCCTCGCCGCAATCTTGGCCCGGTTCACTCCGGCAATTCAATGCCGCCGCACGCCGATCTCGTCCAGCAGGTCGGCCTGGCCGACGAGCTGGGCCAGGGCCATGCCGCGCGCCATCGCCTCGGCGAACTGCTTCTGCGGCAGGTCCAGCCGAGACAGCCGGTGCGCCAGGTCGTGCAGGTCGGTGGCCTCGTCGAAGGCGCGGCGCACCGCGCCGGTCATGCCGCCCAGCGCGCCGGCCGTCTCGCCCGCCACCCGCGTCACCAGCTTTTCCACCAGCTCCGGCGCCTGCTCGGCCTGTAGCGTCAGCAGGCGGCCGAGGTAGCGGCGGACGATCTGCTGCATGTCCGCCGTCGGGTCGTCCGGCGTGGCATTCGGCAGCAGCTTCTCCGGCGGCGCCGGCGGCGGCGGCGGGGCCAGCACCTCGTCGTCGGCCTCCGGCGCCTCCAGGCCCAGCCGCTCGCGCACGTCGTCGGCGCGCACGCGCAGGCCCAGCGGCACGGCCGCCGCGACGCCCTGGATGAACTCGTTCAAGGGCACCTGGTCGGGCTGGCCGATATGCAGCACGGGATAGGCGGCCTGCGGCCCGAAGGTGAACGCGATCATCGGCTGGATCACCTGCCGGGTGATCGTGTTGGCCAGCAACCCGGCGTCGAACCGCTCCACGTCCTGCTCGACGGCGCGGTGCTCCTTGCCCACCGCGTGGCCGCCGGCGATCGCGTCGGTGCCGGCGGTGCCGCCCAGCACCACCTTCGACACGGTGCGGTCCAGCCAGTCCAGCCGCTTTTCATACAGCTCGCTGCCGGCCCTGCGGTCGTTGTCCTTGACGAACTCGACTTCCATCGACTTCGGAATGATCGCGGCCACGTCGCCGGCGATGCTGCTCACCGCGCGCCACAGGATGGACTTGTCGGTCTGCGACGCTTCCGGCCCGTAGCGGCCGACGCGCATCGGGAAGCCATAGGCCTGCGTGAACAGCGCCCAGTCCCGCAGCGTCCACATGGAATACATCCACAGGAAGGCCACGATGCGCGTCAGCCCGGCACGGATGGTCAGGCCGGATTTGGCCTTGTGGCGGTGCTGGATGAACTTGTGCGGCACCAGATCGGCAAAGCCGCCCATCGTCTCGCTGCTGGCCTGTGCGGCGCCGGTGCGCAGCCAGTTCGTCTCGCCGTCCTTCCAGGATGTCTCGAAGAACCGCCACTCGCGGAACAGCAGCTCGTGCGGCCGCACGCAGCCGGGCTTCGTTTCCCACATGATCTCGGTGACGCTGCCGCCCTTGCCGACCGCATCCGTGACGTTGAACAGCGCGCTGTCCAGCACGCCGGTCTTCAGCCAGTCGGTCACGAACGCGGCGTGCTTGACATGCTCGGCGTCGTCACTGGCCGGCCGCGCAGTGACCGGCAACTGGCACACGCCGCGCCGGCGCTTGGAGAGCACCGCGTGGTAGTGCGGATACATCTCCTCGATCTCCTCCTGGACGATGCGCCATTCCAGGCTGCTGCCATTGTCGGCGGCGCGGATCACGGCGCCCAGCAGGTCGGGCCGCATCCGCGTGGCGAAGTGCCCGGCGAACGGCGGCCGGCCCTCGACCGCGTCGGTGTTGGCGATCTCGGCCCGCATCTGCGCCAGCACGCTGCGCGGGATCGGCTTGCCGAACTGGTCGAGCAAGCCGGAGACGTCGTCGGCCATCAGAATGCCTCCGTCGCCGGCACGTCGCGCCACATCGGCTCGGCGCCGTCGCAGATGAAAAGCTGCTGGAGGATGCGCAGCTTGCGACCGTGCTGTTCGCGCTGCTCGAACCGCAGCGCCGACGTCGCCATCCAGATGCAGCCGTCTTCGTCGGTCCAGAGCACCTCGCCGTCCTCGGTCACGCCGTATCGCACGCGATTATCCGGCATGCTGCGCCTCCATTTCGCGCACGATCGGGTCGTCGGGGTTCACCTTCGGCGCCAGGTGCGCCGGCAGGTGCTCGCGGTAGCGCCGGCCGAGCCGCAGCACATGGTCGCGCTGCGCCATCGAGAGGTGCTCCACCGGCATGAAGCAGACGTAGCGGATGAAGTCCTGGTGGCGCGGCAGCAGCTTGCGCCGGTCGATCACCCGCAGCGCCCGCATCACCAGGCCGAGCGCCACGGTGCGGGCATGCTCCACCCGCCAGGCGTCCTCCGCGTCCAGCGGCGGGGTCACGTGGCCGCTCATGTCAGGCCCCGTCGGGCGGCGCGAAGCACTGCACGTTGCCGTGCAGCAGCCAGACGATGGGCGTTCCGGTCGGGTTGCCGCCGTTGACGATCTTGCCGTCCGGCACCAGCAGCCAGTGGTCCGGCTCGTCGGGGAAATGCGCCTTGGTGATGTGCACTTCCCAGTGGTCGTCCACGATCCGCGCTTCCACGGGGCGGCCGTCGCCGATGTCGCAGCACCAGTAGCCGCGGCGGTCGTGCTGGCTTTCCACCCACTTGGCGTAAGGATGCATGATCTGCCAGTCGTCGCTGCCCTCCGGCGGCGGCGCGGCCAGGGCGGGCGTGGCGAGCATGGCAAGGCACAGCGCGAGAGATCGCATCACAACAGTCCTCCCCTCATTTCGGGCATGAAGCCGCGGCCGCGGGGCTGCGCGTCCGCGTCGTCGTCGTGGTTCGGGCGGTCGTGCCAGCGGGTGGTCTCCGGCGGCCGCAGGGCGGCGGGCAGTGCGCCCTGGTAGCCGTATTCCACCACCTCGGCCTCGCTGGCGGCGAAGGCCAGCGCGCTGGCGATCGCCGCGTCGCCGTGGCGCTGCTCCCCGGCGGCGTTGCGGCGGCGGTCCGGGATTTTCGCCACACCGCGAACCAGCTTGACCATGCAGTGGTCATCGACGATCTCGCGGTCGCGCGGCAGCAGCATCGCCGCGTCCTCGATGCCGGCCTTCCAGCGCGGCATGTGCTCGCGGTACCAAGGATCGGATAGCTGCACCGGCTCGACGCACTCGCCGTAGTGTTGCAGCGTGGCCTCGGCAATGTAGCTGCCGTTGCCGCCGGCATCGAGCTTCACGGCGCGCAGCTTCGGCGACCGGTCCAGGATGTAGAACAGGATCTGCCGCTGCTGCTCGTGCGGCACCTCGCGCAGCTCCAGCACCAGGCGCGGGCGGCGCACCAGGTCGCGGCCGATCGCCAGCAGCCAATCGACGGTCAGGTCTCGCACGCGGCCGAAGTCGCTGCCCAGCGCGTGCGGCTCGTCGGGGTTCAGCGTCTTCAACACCGGCAGCAGCTCGCGCTCGCAGAACGCCAGCGCGTCGGCGACGCGGATGTGCTCGGCCCAAAGGGTAAAACCCTCCGGCGCTTTCCAGCGCACCACCGGGACATCGGGAACGCACCGCGCCTCGACCAGCACGCGCGGCAGATACACGCCGCTGGTCGGGTTCGGGATGACGTTGAGTTCCTCGTCCGCGTTGTCGCGATAGGTGTCGAGGATGCCCTGGCGCCAGGCCGCCTCGGCCTCGGGCGACCACGGCAGCCCGAGCTTCAGGAACACGCGCTTGCCCAGGCCCTCCGCGCATGCCTCGTCGAACGTGGTGCGGGTGACCGCGCCGCGGGTGCGGCCGGCGCGCACGTCGTTGACCAGGCCGTTGAAGGCGTTCTCCTCGCCGAAATGCGTGGAGACGACGACGACCTTGCCGCCCCAGATCAGCAATGCGAGCGCGGCCTTCAGCACCGCTGCCAGGTCGTCCATGAACGCGGCTTCGTCCAGGATCACCAGGCCCTGCTTGCCGCGCAGCGCCCGCGCGACGGATGGCAGCCCCACCACCTCGAAGCCGCTGTCGAAGCGGATGCGGAACGCGCCGACCGACTTGTCGGGGTTCTCGGGATCGGTGAACAGGAACTCCTGCACCTCGCCGGCGGCGACCTGGAACGCCTTCGCCCACTCGGCCACGTAGCCGATGAACTCGCGCGTCATGTCCTTCTCGTAGCCCATGTACAGCACGTCCTGGCCGCCGGCCGAGTGGGCCGCGCCAGCCGTCGCCGCCGCCACCGCGCCGAGCGCCCAGGAAAAGCCGGTGCGCCGCGACTTCTCGTGCACGCTCAGCGCATTGCCATCGATCGCCTGCCACAGGCGCTGCTGGTAGGGCAGCAGGACATCGGGAAGCGCGGTCATGCGCGCGCCTTCTCGACGGCCGCCAGACACCTTTGCATCTGCTCAAGGTAGGTCTGCGCCGCGACGCGCAGACGTTCCTCCGTAATCCAGCCGGGAATGCGAAGCCGACGCTCGATTTCAGCTATCTCGCGACCAAGGGCTATGCAGAGACCGGAGCTGTCCGAGCGGGTCAACTTGATGCGGATCAGGTCGTTCATCCCGCGACCACCTTTTCCGGGTGGTAGATCGCGAACGTGAACAGCTCATGCAGATCGAGATGCAGCAAATGCCGCCGGACTCGATCGGCACCGCGTGCCGGCCTGAAGCCATCAAGGAACGACGCCAGCGCCTTCCGCTGTTCGATGTCCATCATCGCGCTCATCGCGCCACCTCATCGCGCAGGTTCGCCAGCGCCTCGTCGCGCGACTGGCCGAAGGCGAAACGGCCGCCGGGGCCGGGCATCAGCTCGCCGCGCGGGAACGGCGTGCGGCGCGCCAGTGCGATCCAGCAGATACGCGACCGATAAATTGCGACGTGCCAGCCCGTGATCATGGCGTTAACGCATCGGTTGCAGCGCAGGTGCAGGATCGGATACGGAGGTGATCCGATGAAAATCCGCACCGCACTCGCCGCCCTGGTGGTGGCCGCCCTGGCGCCCGCCGTCGCCCCCGCGCAGCCGTCGCCGGCGACGGTGGACACCTGCTTCGTCCCGGCCGAGCCCTGCGCCGGCCGCATCGTGGCGGCGATCGATGGCGCCCGCGCCAGCATCCGGGTGGAGGCGTACGGCTTCACCTCCCGCCCGATCATCGCCGCCCTGCTGCGCGCCAAGGATCGCGGCGTGGACGTGGCGGTGCTGCTGGACCGGTCCAACGAGCATGGGCGCGGCAGCGGGCTGGCGGCGATGCAGCGCGCGGGCATCCCGGTGTGGATCGACCGCGTGCCAGGCATCGCCCACGTCAAGGCGATTGTGATCGACCAGCGGCTGGTGATCGGCGGCAGCTACAACTACACCGCCAGCGCCGAGCGGAGGAATGTCGAGGACGTAACGTTCACCGACTCTGCCCAGGTCGCGGCCGAGTTCGTGCGGAACTGGCAGACCCGCCAGCAGCGCGCCGCCACGCAGTAGGTTCCCGTTCATGCGGCCGCGCTTCCATGCGCCAGCACTCGCGCCGTCCAGGCGCAAATCCGCGCCGCCGACTGCCCGCGCACGCCATCCCATTCGCCCGGATAGTCCGGGCCGTCGCCGCGAACATCGGTGTGGAAGCTGACCTGGCCGGTCGGCAAATCCACATACAGCACGACGCGGTGATATTCCTGCGCCGGGTCCGTTCCCCAGCCCCAGCGAATGTCCAGCGCGTCGGCGTGGTCACACAATGCCTGCGCGAGGTTGCCCATCGCCCATTGCTTGCGGTCGTAGGCGGCATCCTTGTAGCGGCGGCGATACACCTTCGCGCGGGCGGAGTTCTTCTGCGCGCGGAACAGGTTGAGCGCGATCGTGCCCACCGTCCCCAGCGCCGCGAGCCGCTCATACAGCGCCTTGGTCGCGTCCCCGCTGGAGCCTTCATAGACTCCGAGGACGTAGGCGAAATCCTCCACGTCGCTCATGCCGCCCGCGCCACGCTGCCGGCCTCGGCCGGGCGGGTCCGCCAGTAGAGGCGCTCGCAATCGGCGCCGGCGAACGTCACCCGGCCTTGCCGCACCAGCTCGCGCAGCGCGTGGCGCACGCTGATCAGGCTGTAACCCTCCACGCCGCCAAGGATCACATGCGGCGGCTCGATCGCCGCGAACAGCGCCGCTGGCGAGAGGCTGCCGCAATACGAGCAGGTCCCGTCGGCGCGCCAGGTATCGGTCTCGGGATAGGCGAACGCGCCGAACGACTCGGACCGCCGCGCGCATGACCACGCACCGGGGATCACGGCGCGCGCAGCGGCGAGCTTTACCCCCTTGCGCTCGATCTCGGCCAACACATCGGCCTGGATGCCATTCAACATGTCCGCGTTCATCCCGCCTTCACCCCCAGGATGCCGGCCTTGATGGCGGCCAGCGTGTCGCCGCTGATGCCGCGCTCGCGCGCGATCGTCTCCGCCGCCGTCGCGGCTTCGCGCTTGGCGCGTTCGGTCGCCCGCTTCTCGGCGGCGGCGACGAATTCCACGTTGGTCTTGCTGGCGCGCGACAGATGATCCAGCGCCTTGGCCAGCATCATCGTGCCTTCGGGGTTGCCGGCCAGCGCCGCCGCGCCGTCGCCGTCCACCGCCTCGCCGTCGGCCGCCTTCATGAACAGGTCGAGCACCGCGCTGTGCAGCAGCTCGATGTTCAGCGCGGCGGCGCGGGACTGCGGCGCGTCGCCCAGCTCGCGCACCAGCGCCTCGGCCACCTGGCGCGAGCGGCGCATCCGCTCGCCCAGCTTGTCCAGTCCCTGGATGTGCCGGCCCAGCGCGCTGCGGCTGGGCGCGCGGTCGATCAGCTCGCGCAGGTGCTCCAGGATCTGGTCGATCGTCCAGCCCATGCCGCGCAGGCGGCCGATCTCGGCGCGCACTTCCTCGGGCAACTGGTCGATGCTGCTGGGCCGCGACACAGGTCAGTCCACGCCGCGGCGCTTGACGCCGGGATGCGTCGAGCGGCCGGCGCCCACGTCTTCACCGGCGGTGGTCAGCTTGGCGATCCACAGGTCGCCCTTCGCCGTGTCGATCTTCTCCACGCGCACCAGCCCGTGGTCGGCCAGGAATTGCAGGTCGGCGCGCACGAAATCGCTGCCGACGCGATGGCCGAAATAGTCCAAAGCCTGCTTCACCACACTCTCGTTCAGCGCCGCGCCGGGCGCTTCCATCAGCGCGCGCAGCACCACCAGGCGCCGGTCGGCGGCGAGTTCCTCGACGAATGTCATGTCTCGCCCTCGCCGATCTGGTGCTTCACCAGCAGGTCGGTCATGTGCTCGACTCTGGCGAGGCCCGCTTCGATGCCCTTGAGCGTCGCCTGAGAGACCGCGACGCCGGTCTCCACGGCGCCGACGCGGGTGGCCAGCGCCGCGAAATCCGCGTGCCCGGGCACCGAGCCGGCGCGGTGCTCCAGCACCTTCACGCGGTCGTCCAGCGCCACATGGCTGCGCAGCGGCGCGAAGCTGCCGTGCAGCGCATTGCGCGCCAGCCACAGCACGATGCCGCCAGCGCCGCCGATCACGGCGACGATGGCGGCCAGTGTCTGCCAGTCGTTGGCCGAGACGATCACGCTACTTGCCGGCGCAGGCGCCGCCGGCGCCGGACAGCGTGGCGTATTGCTGCAACGCGCCCACCAGCGCGCCGATCGCGTCCTGCTCCACCGAACTGCCGGAGGCCGCATTGGCAACCGTGGTGGCCAGCGCGTTGACGGCCGCGTCGGCGCAACTGGCGTCGCGCAGCAGCGTCGGCGAGGCATTCGGGATCGTCGCCACCACCTGCGCCGCGATCTTGCCCTGCGCCACCGCCAGCGCGGCATCGCCGGTGATGGCCGCCTGCGTGCCGGCCGGCAGCGGCGCGGTCAGCGCCGTCGTCGTCTTGCCGCACCCCGCCAGCGGCAGCAGGCTGGCACCCGACAGCAGGAACAGCCGGAACCAGTAGCGCGGCCTCATGGCGCGGCCCCGGCAACGCTGGGCGCCGGCGGCGGGGCGGGCGGCGGGGGTGCAGCCTGCGCCTGCTGCTGCGCCGTCGTCACCATCGCCTGCGCGCCCAGCAGCACCATCTGCGCCGCGCCGACGACCTGCGACAGGCCGGGCACCCGGTCCTCCGCCAGCCGGATGGCGTCGGCCACCAGCGGATCGTCGGTCTCCATCTTGTGGATGGAGGCCTCGGCGCCGGCCGCGAGCGTCACCAAATTGGTGGCGGCATCGCGGAACTCGGCGGCGATATGATCGAGATTGAACATCGAGGTCCTCGTGGTTGAGCCGCGCCTCCCGCGCGGCGGGGGTCACGGCGCGAAGCTGCCGAACAGCCCGGCCAGATCCGGGTTGTTGATGTCCGGCACGTAGAACTCGATGAACGTCGCGTGCTGGCCGGCGGCCTTGGCGAGCATCGCCGTCAGCATGTCGCGCGCGTTGCAGGGCGAAACGCCGCCGTTGTCCACGCAGCTTTTGCTGCCCAGGGCCTGGTTTTCCTGGTCGGCCACCACCGCGCCGTCCACCGGCGGCTGCCAGGTCCAGGCGCCCGCCGCCAGCGCGTCGTTCTGCAGGATCGCGCGGCCGTCGGCGCCGTCGACGAACTGCGCATCGAGCGCCGCGCCCAGCGCATAGTCGGGCGCGCCGGTGGCGTGGCCGTCGTTGTCGATCGCCGGCCACGGCCAGCCGCCGGTTTCCAGCACCAGCGACTGGGTGGGGAACGCCGCCACATAGGCGGGCAGCGTGGCGCCCAGCGCGCCGGCGATCAGGTCCGGCCGGTAGCCGGCGGCCAGCCACGCCGCCTGCGGGTCGATCGGGTGCGGGCACGCGGTGGGCGCTGCCGTCGGCAGCACGTCCTCCAGGTCCTTCGCCAT